TAGGAGGGTCTTCCGCTAACGCTCCAGGGTTGTTAGGTTCTGCTATTGCTTCAGTATCAATAGGCTCTGCAATTGACACTGTGATAGGTTCCTTGCCGTCGTAGCGGTTGATGACAAGCGTATCTATTGACACTTGGGCCGTATCCGTCTTAGGCATGTTGGCAACGTATGGCACCATTTTCACAAGCAATTGAGCCATAGATAGGGCTGTATGGTTTCCCTTGGCCGCTTTCTCTAGGAACCCTGTTAGCATCTTCTCATAATCATAGCCATTCTTAGCTAATGATTCTAACAGCCATACACTCTTTTTATTCTTACTACCAACAGGACGGGCCATTTATGTTATATCTCTCCGTTATTTCACATTGTTTCGTTAAGTTAAGAGGGTGAATTTGAGGTTAAGTAATGTTAAGAAAAGGCTTACAGCTCTGTAAAGGTTAGATGTTATACTAAGGAATAGACTGACTATGTGGATGGTTTATAATACAGATATATGATAGACACTCATACGAATGTATGATGAGAAGCAAACGGGTTTTGCACATTCACATAGTTGTAGCCAACATCTGTTGTTCGTTAGGCTTATGGGGATTTCATCCCCCGCCGTACTCACTCTTCGTCCCCGTGAGGGGACTCAGTAAACCTAACGGTAAACGGACGTAAGTAGGCACGAAGATGTTATAGTCAGATCCCCATTAAAGATCTGCCGATGTTTTACCGGGCTAAGCTTCAATAGCTTATCTGGCTGGAAACGGGAGGTTATCTTAGTTCCTCGGTCCCTTGTTTACATTGAACAATACGTCTATATGTCTTTCCATAAGTATTGACATATGAATACAGTATTATCATATTCAATACGTTAAATATACAATAACATGGTTAACGAATGTTTATTTTTACAACCCCTTGACAAATAACCTAATTCATGTTCTACTTACTCTATACCTATGAAATACACAGACCGAATGTTTTGGGCGCTTACTATATGAAACATCGAAAAGAAATTTTAAAGAAAAAGCTTGACAAATATCATAATAAGAGCAATACTGGAATATGAACGAAATGCTTCTAACGGAGGTTAAGACTATGACCATGGAACCCAAGATTAACCAAGGAGGCCCGACGATGAAGAATCGACCTTGCATCAAATGCCAAGTCAACCATTCAGGAAAATATGCCGTCTGCCAGAACTGCATTGAGGGGATCAATACTCAATGGACTGTCAATGCTCAGAACGCTTTAAAGAAGTTGCAGGCGGCTCTATGACATGGATCATTACTAAAGATAAAGCTGGATGTTCTGCTATTTATGACGAAAAAGCTAACTATGAAATTGCATCTCACCTTGACCGAGTAGATGCTGAATTTATCATCAAGGCTTGCAATTCATTTCATAGCAACTACAAAAAACTTGACTGTATGTTTGCGACGCTAAAAACACTAGAAAATCTCATTGAAAATAAAACATATACAGAATTAGATGACTGTTTAAACCTTATCAAAAGATCTCTAGAAAAAGTGGACCCCATTCAGCAGGTCGCCTAAATGAAATCCAATCTACCAACGGAGGGGAAATAATGAGTTATCTACAGAAGATACATTTTGTTTTTAACGTGTTACGTTTTTTGGGGTTATACTCTGATAATCGACTAAGAACGGCTAAGGATTTTGTAGACCATTACTGGGGGGAATAACATGATAACGTTAGGAATGTCAGTAGTACAAACATGTATAGGACTTCTAGGGCTGGCCATTCTAGCCGGGTTCATCTTATTCGTGTTGACGTTGCCTATGCAAATCAGCATGGACAATAAAGAAAAGGCAGATAAGAAAGTCTTTGCTCTTAAAATGGCAAAAGAAGCATTAAAGCCTAAGCCCATTGTCCTATCCATCTCTGACCTGCAATACAAACGTGTTATGAAAACCATTACAAAAGAAGAGGATAGCCGTCTATCTTATTGGTATGAAGCACAAGCCTTTAAATATAGCCATTGAAACGTAAACCAATACCTGTTAGACTGAAATATGAAACAAAACAATGTTAGTAAAGAAATACCGCCGTTCTGGGTTCTATGGACATATCTCGCAGAATATGAACGTGTTGGAATGGAATGGAGGAATGACTAATGAAATCTGAAACGAAGTACACGCCCACGCCGTGGAAAGATAAACAGTATGGTGAACCTATTCGTCCTGGTGCAGCGGGTCGATGGCCGAGTGTAGCGGGCGCCGATGGATATGCTGTAGCCGATTGTAATATGTCATCCCGCAGTGAAAGTGAAGCAATGGCCAACACTGCCTACATTGTGAAATGCGTCAATTGTCACGAGGAATTGGTAGCGGTTTTAAAACAAATGGTAGAAGAATTCGGTTTCAGTAAGACTCATATCGGCCTAGTCCACGCAGAGAGGCAGGCCATAATGAAGGCAGAGCAAGCCATCGCCAAGGCGGAGGAGAAATAACATGGATAAATTTAAAGCATTAGAAATGCTACAAAATGTAGCAGATAACTTAGGAAACGATAGATTAACAGATGAATTAGAATGTATCTTAGCAAAACAAGTACTAACCGTAATGGACTGGATTTTACTATCAGTTAATGAGAGGAAATAACATGAAAACATACGACAAACTCTATCAATGCCGGGCCTGTAAACGTCCTGAATGGTGCAAAGTAACAGACCTAGGCTATAAGCTTATCGTATCCGCTTACGTATGCGGCACAACGTGTACATTCAAAAAAGAGGAGGAATAGACAATGCTAGAGCGTATCCAATATCCTATTCTATGGTTTAAAGCTAAGTGGTCTGACTTATTGTTTCATTATCGTTTCAAACGTGCGCCTGTAATTGTCATGGGCAATTGTCTAGTGAAAGAAGTAAATAACAATCTTTACGTGGTAGGGACAATCAATGAATAGGCTTAGCGCAAGCATTATACGCCTTACAGTGTGGCTATGCCTCGCTACAATAGGGCTCACGCTCTTGGCTCTTGTTTCTAGGGCTGATAGCTCGTCATCCTCGCTAGATGACCTCCAAGGCGTAATAGTGCCTCAAATAGCCGTTTATGACGTTTCTGTAACGTCGCCTACATGGACTATCGACATACAAACTGTTAAGAGGGATAAATGACCATTACAATGCTGTTTATTTGGTTGGCCTATAAGCTTCCCGTTCATGTTGATATGCCGTTGATGATAGCCCCACAAGCTGTATGCCCATTGAACCTATGGGAAGACACGCATACAGCCTTGGATATGCGTAACCTATTCAGAAGCGTAAAGGAACCTATTTAAGGGGGAATTATGCCAAATAATAACGATAGTGTATTAAGCTTCAATCATCCTGCTAACGATAATCATAGACATAGCTCTGTTAGATCATACACCTATCATATGCCATTCTCTCCGCCTGTTTTTTCTCTAGGGTGGGAATTAGAGGCTAATCATTCAGCAGCACGTTTACCCGCAGGGATTAATCAAATCTCTGACGGTAGTGTTGACGGCGACGGTACTGAATATGTTGTACTTCCCTCTGTTACTCGGTCCCCCCGTTTCGTTCTAGGACTTCTTAAAGACTTAGTGCATAGCCCTAAGCTGAATACAGATAAATCATGTGGATTTCATATTCACATGAGTGTACAAAATGCAAAACTTCCTAAACTCCGTCAATGGTCATTAGCTACAGAGGCCCTAGCGCAACGGATAGAAGAGTTAGCATTTAGAGCCGTACCAGAGGCTAGGAAAGAGAATCAGTACTGTAGAAAAATACAGCTTACGGGTTCTGGTACGTCTTTCCCATGTGAGAAGTATAGTAATTCTAGGCGGTATCACTGGCTAAACACCGTTGAAATGTTTAGACCGAATGGCATACGTACGGTAGAGGTAAGACTGCTAGGGAATACTCACCGATGGAAATACCTATTAGCGTGGTCTACCTTTTCCTTGTTGTTAGGCCGGGAAGGATGGAATCTTGCACATAAACCGTTTACTAGTTGGCAAAACTCTATTGATAGGCTTTCAGACTTTTTGAAAGCGATTGAATTAGACATAAAACCTCTGAGTAAAAAACATGAACCCATTCCAGCATGGGTATATAGCAATCTAAAAAACTTAGGGATTGATTTTACAGCATTTGATAGGCCGATGAAAAAGCTAGTACAGGCCGAGGCAGACGTATCAGACCATAGCAGAGTGTTTTATTCAGATAATCAGGAAACAATACCGAATGAATCGAATGATGATGAATCGAATGATGATGAAGAGGATAATAGTTGTCCATGCGGATGTGGGGAAGAGGGACGTTGTTATAGCCAGATGCACTTTGACGGGGACTGTGCTAGTAATGATTGTACTAATTGTCATTCAGAAGGTAATTGTGCCCCTGAACATTGTGGGTATTGTAGACGAGATGCGCATGATCACGGATCTTTATGTGCATGGAGTAGCTGTAACGTATGTAGTAGGCAACGCGCTATTTCTCAAATAGTGATAGCGTCTACTCCTGCCCTAGAACCACGAAGAGGCTATACTTATATTACTAGCTTAACACCCTTGTTAACAATTACTGGTATCGAAAATAATCCATACACCCTTAATATAATAGCTAACAGTATGTTAAATCCCCATGAAGAGGCTTTAAGCCTAGAGCGTGAACGGTCATTACCTATTCAAAATGGAGGTACTTTCTAATGTGCGGTCTAGGCGCTTTTATCGGAAAAGGAAATACAAATAGGCTTATTGCCCTAGGCTCTATGCTAGAGGATAGAGGGTCTGACAGTGTTGGACTTGCTTACGTCAAAGAGGGTAAAATTCAATTAGCTAAAATTGCAGAACGTCCCTGTTTAGCATTGAATATGTCGTTACGTCTATCCGTTACAGAAATGGCCATTAGCGGTATGGGTATTCTACATACCCGGCAAGCTACGCAAGGGGCAATCACAAGCGATAATGCACATCCGTTTTTGGATGACGGGATAGCATTTGCACATAACGGTATCATTCTGAATGATGATGAATTCGGGAAATATGCCGTTGATAGTCAATCGCTCATTCACGGTATCAAGGCTAAGGATTTCTCAAAGTATGAAGGGCCTATCGCCCTGCTATGGATACAGGACGGCAAGCTACATGCATATCGTTGTGGCAATCCTCTTTATAGAGGCCGGCACCATGGTGTTACCTACCTAGCTAGTGAGAATGAACAATTAAAAGCTATCGGATGTACTTCTGTCAAGGAATTGAAGGAAGGATTTATCTACACGTTTCATTCTCCTGAAAATATGACAACAGAAAAGGTTAAACGAAATAAGAGCATAGTATTTTCGTATCAAGGCAAAACATGGGATGATTTCCCATTAGACGGATGGAAAAAGCCTGAATACAATGACAAGCTAGACGCGCTGCAAATTAGCGAGGGAAGGAAATGGGATTATCCAAAAGAGAAAGAGGATTTTAGAACGCTAGAGGATATGGACCGAGATAGGATAACAACTGACTGGTGCGATATGTGTGGGTCCAAGGGTGAGCTTTCCGAGGGATATTGTCTAGATTGCATTATGTGGATGAAAGAGGAAGGTATGAAAGACTTACCGCCAGTGAATCAATTAGAGGTACGATGATATGAAAAAGAAGATTGTTTACGGGTTAGATGCTGGACGTACGCTTACAAAAGACGGTACACCTGTATTAACTTTTGCACGTCAAACGTTATCACTTGTTGACGCTGATATCTTAGCTCATAGAATTGTTAATGCATTAAATGAATTAGAGGATAGGCGTATAAAGGAGGATAAATAATATGGGACCATGTACCGCCATTTCCGCGCAAGCATTAGAGCATAATTTAGTATGGCATAGCACGTTAGACGGTGGCGGATACTTTGCCTGTCATAACCTAGGATGTGATTATGTAGAATCAGATATGACGGGCCACCAGGGAGGGTAAGAAGGTACCAGAGTGTCAAAAATCTTTTTTACAGGCCTAGAATCAAATCCTAGGAAGTGTTATAACGTCAGACTGACTAAACAAGGGAGAATAAACACATGAGAGACATAGACGGTGTAATTGCAAAAAATAAAGAAGTCGGGGGAACATTCTTCAACAATCGAACAGTGTTGTATTTTAAATCAAAAGTACTTCCCACAATGTATGGAGATAAATTTTTTATCTCTTATGACGTTGATGAGACGGGTACTAAGGCATATGTTATTCGAGAGGTGTTAGAGTCTGGCCGTATCCGTCATGCCGAGGATAGAGGAATGGTGTATTCTACAAAGTCACAAGCGGTAAATGCCATTCGGTTACTCCTCAATGAGACGGCTAACGTCTAGGGGAAGTATAGGCCGGTAAATACTTTTTATCGGCCTAGAATCGAATCCTACGAGGTATCACAATGGAGGAAGATGACAGTAGAAGTGTTGTAGATGAAAGACAACCATTCCATAGAGTAGACGGCAAATTAATCAGTCAGAGAGAATGGCAGGATAGGCTAAGACTAGCAGAGGAAGTGTTAGACGCCTTCAAGCGTCAAGCTAGATTAGATCACGAGCTATAGAGAGTAGGCTACAAAACATAATCATAAGGGTATAGAGCATAGGGGTTAGGCCTGATACTAGGGTCTAACCTCTAGGCATGTATACCTAGCCGTACTATGGCCCATGCCGTCGAAATGGGCCTATTCTATTTGGAGGGATGACATATGAAGCTAGCAGTAGTAGGGTCTAGGACGTGGTGTATGTCAATGACGGTTAGTAGAGTGCTGGACGGGTTGTATCCCTCAGAGGTAGTATCAGGTGGTGCCTTAGGGGTTGATAGCTATGCCGAAGCATGGGCGCATTTACACCTGGTACCTTGCAAAGTGTTTAGGCCAGACTGGCCGAAATATGGCCGGCGCGCCGGGGCTTTGAGGAATCAACAGATAGTAGATTATTGTGACAAGCTTATAGCCTTTTGGGACGGTAAGTCTAAGGGTACGAAAATATCTATAAGCCTTGCCAAAACAGCGGGTAAACTATTGCAGGTGTACTTAGAGTAGCTATTAAGACTTGTTAGGTCTAGCAGAGTAGACGTTAAGGGATATTAGCCTTTAAATAGGAGTGTAGCATTATGCCCATACGAGAAACATTTCTTAACACCGACGTTTACAGATATTTTACCCTACCAAGTTTTGAAATGACGTTTACACAGAAATGTCACAAAATGTCACAAAAACGGAGAGGGAATATGAAGGCCAAAAGAACGGAGAGTCCAAATATGGACTTTTTGCGCTCGGGCGGTTTTATTCCACTGGAAACGAAGATGATGGTGGATGTCAGGAAACGATAAAGATAGGCCTTGACAAATTAGCTTCTCATGTTATAATAAATTCACAGGAGAATATTAAATGCGAACAACAGACAAAATGGTGTGGAGAAATGTCTCCCTCTTGGCAAAAAGGAGGGGGCGCCTGGGTACTCCCGTCAGTAAACAAGACTTGAAGACAGCTTATAGAATTATACGAGCTAACGCTATTGTAGATACCATTTTATGGAAGAGGAATTTCATAACAATCGAGGAAACAAATATATGACACCCTGCTTTAGCGATGCTGATATGAAGCGGTTGAAGAACAAGCCTCATAATCCTCATGAGGATCGAGCGCAGATCACTCATAGTGATTTAATGTCTCTCCTCGCCCGCCTGGAAGCTGGTGAACGATATATTTCGTACCTTGATCCCAAGGTGTGCATTGATCCAGAGGGAAATGAATTACTTCTGGCATGGAGGAAATCATGCGGACGATAGAACAACGGTTTTTTGCGAAGGTGATTAAAACTCCAAAGTGTTGGGCTTGGATTGGAGCCAAGGGAAGTAACGGATACGGCCAGATGCAGATGGGGCCAAGGAAGCAACAGGCGCACCGTATCGCATACGAATTATTTGTAGGCCCTATCCCCGAAGGATTAACGATTGACCATATTTGCCGATTCAAAGACTGTGTAAATCCTTCCCATTTGCGAACCATGACGATGCTTGAAAATGTGATGGATGGATGCGTCAATGCCAAGAAAGATCATTGTCCGCAAGGCCATAAATACGACGAAGCCAACACGATCCATTATCGGACTTTCCGCTATTGCCGCGAATGTAAACGCGCAAAAGACAAAGCCCATCATCTGAAATATCGTGATCGTATTCTTGCCCGTAAAAGAGAAGCCTGGCGCAAGGCGGCTGGCCGTGAGTAGCCTTCCGAAGTGGGTTGAGAAAGCAGATTGTAACAATGCCCAAGAAGATCCAATCGGATGCAGTATTTTTAAGTTGAAAGAAGCCCTCTTCATCGCTTGGGAGGCCATGAGCAAATTAGAGCATAGCGATCTTTGTGAATCTGCAAATAATTGTTGCGCTGATGAATGTTTTTGCGGGTGGCAAGATATTCAGGAAGCCCTACGCCGCATCGAGGAGGTGGGGAAGTGAGCGAACAATCGGAAGCGCGTGACGGTTTGCGAAGTTTAAAAGTAATTACGCGGGATATTCCAACCATCGAGCTTGAGAGCGTTCTTCAAAAAGCGGGATGGCTCGTTGAATATACGGGTGGGATCATGTTGGTAACAAGGCCGCGATGAAAACCGTTGAGGAAGTGGCTGAGGAAATAGAGGGACGCATATTCACGATAGCAACGCAATGGAATGAAGGCATTAAGCCGTGGGACACCGAAGGGATATGGAGAATTATCGCCCAAGCCCTCACGGCCTACGGTGACGCATGTGGAATGAAAAGGCATGACAATAGAGACAACGAAGTTCGCGTCGAAGCTTTGGAGGAAGCGGTGAAGGTGGTTTTGAAGACTTCCATGAAAAATGCTTTAGCAAATGAACTCGTTGAGCACATCCGCGCCCTCAAGTAAAAGGAGGACTTATGATAATAAAACTTATACTACTTGGAGTCCTACAAGTGACTAGCTATTGTCCACGGCCCCAGGAAACAAAACCGGAGTGTACCTCACGCGATCACTGTCGCACTTCGATAGATGATGGTGTGACACGGTTTGGTGTGGCTGTTTCCCAAGATATGTTAAAAGACGGACGTGTACATTATGGAGATGTACTGTGGATTAGAGGATACGGATGGAGAGTAGCTAATGACACAATGAATGCTCGTTATAAAAATAGCATTGACTTAATGGTGATGAAGCATTCAGATGAGAAGCAAATTGGTTTACGCCACCTACAGGTTTATGTGGCCAAAGGAGAACCTTATGCTGTACCGGGAGCATCCAAACAGTAAGAAGACACCTAGCCGTAAGTCACGTAAAGGGGAAAGAAACACAACCTTTATTTATAATTATACTTTAAGACGTAAACTCAATCGTGAGAAACGAGCTTTACAGGTGAATACAGAACAATGAAAAACGATACGAAAATACAGTCTAATATGACTATCTTGTGATCAAAGACGGTGGTAGAAGGAAGAACATGAGTAATTACGGTCCAGACATGACACCAGCAATGAAAGCAGCTCTTGAAAAAGAGATTGCGGCTTTCGATAAGAATAAAACGTTGGCTGAAATAGAACGTGAATCTGTCAGTAAACAAAATGATCCTGGATATAGTGAATGGATTGCTCAACATGGAGAATTCTTCCATCAAGACCGATTAGATGATGTTCGAAAGTATGGTACGTTCTTAGAAGCAGAGCCCGATTTACTCTCAGAAGATGAAGCCGTAAACTTAACCAAACCTGACCTGCCTGACTATCTTGTTAAGGCTAAACAGGAAATTGACGACCTTCTTTCACACCGAGAGCTTCAAGTTTGGCGTCTAGTGATGCGGCAAGGAATGACACATGAGAAGGCAGCTAGTCTACTGCATGTTGGTGTTGGGTCGATACGAACGTATCTCCAACGAGCAAAGGCAAAGATAGAGAAGCATTTTAATCGAGGAGATACACATGAATAAGTTACAAGACTACTGGAATAAGATTCAAGATTTTCTAGATATTAGTGGTGATTGTTGGATGGGTGCGCTGACAGCTACCGCCATTTTCCGTGTAGTGTATGCTGCCTTCGGGCATGTCCCGGTTAATGCAGCTGAGGCCGCAATTTATGGAAGCGCCGTAACGGCTTTTGCTTATTCAAATCGGGGAGGACCTAAATCATGAGTAACCATTTCAAGATATCATGTGCAGCGATACTGATAGGCACGGTGGCACTTCTGTTTGTCTATCACTATCTCTCACAGCATGTGGAGCAGCTGATTCCGGGACTACGACCCCGAGCTGCCACTGTTTTGCCGTTGAAGGATAAGGAATTAGTGAGCTACAATGAAAAGACCCACACCTTAACAGTACAGACCCCCAATAAGACAGTAACTGAGTATGCTAAGAATCCAATAGTGGAACTGCGTAAGAATGGGGATGTAGTGATTGGTCGTCATTTGGCTGGTTTTGAAAATGAATGGTTTATGGGAGTCGGATTAGTCTTATCAGGTCCAAGGTTTTTTGTAGGAGATAACCTTTTACACCTCAGCCGGTTTGACGTACAAGCTAGTGTAGGGGTTCCGTTTGAGAAGCAAACAGGATTTATACGGCTCTACGCCGGACTAGGCTGGAACTTTTATTCGAATACATCGCTTAACTTGTCAGTGAATCCGTTAGCAGCGGCTCAAGCGATTCCTGATGTAGCTTTGTTTCTCAGTACGCGATTCTAATTTGCCCTAGCGTAAAGACTCGAACGCGCCCTCTATAATGGGTTGGCCGGAGCTGGTGATGCAGTCATCCCTTTACAGGGAACCTGGTAGTCCAGCAGGGCAATTAATTTCAACATAGCACCTCAAAGGAGAAATAAACATCATGTCAACAGCTAGTATAGACCGTCCTCAAACAGTTGAAAGTGTAACAGTCCTTCAGGTGGGCAAGTTCGGAATCCGGGTCGATGAAAAAAATTGGTACGGAGTGAACGATCCTGTCACGCCTCAACAGTTCGAAGCCGGAGAAGGGTATCGCGTAGCTGTTGTTACATCAAAGACCGGTAAGAAGTATATTAGTGAAATCCTTGGGCAAGAAGAGAAACATGTTGCATCAGCACCACCTCAGGCTTCAGTTTCACCGTCAAATCCAAAGCCGTTAACTTCAACTCCTGTGACGCCATCTAAGTTAGATGAAAAGAGTATTCAGATTCAACGGCAAGGATTGTATCAGGCCGCTCTTCAGTCACCTGTTCTCAGTCAGTTTGTTACAGGGAATAATGTGACAGAGTATCTTAATCTCGTTCGTGCTGCCGCAGAAGCTGGGATTGCATTCGTTGCGGAACGTCCGTAAATGACAACAGAAGACTTATGTATGTCTATACTCAAACGGGCCTGTATATATGCCATCCCCCCGTTTGTGTACCCCGGAGGGCATAGTTTCTGTCCAGATATAACCGAGGCTATCAGACAAGCTTATATCGGCGGGTACAGGGCCGGTAAAGCAGGAGAAGAGCCTGAAGTAGGGGTAATTGAGGATAATACAAATGGCACACTCTGATACACTAATTGATGGATTGCCTGTTCCATCCGTCACGCAAATTACAGGAATGCTGGCCAAGCCATTCCTCATGGCCTGGTATGGGAAGTACGGAAATAGATTGTGTATGCGGAAGCTAAAGGTATCAGGGCAGATTGGGGACCAGTTCCACGACCTTGTGAGTCAAATAGTAAACGGCATCAAAGTGGAGCCATCCACACGACGGCTTAAAGGAATGTGTGCTTCATTCAGTGAATGGTGGAAAGAAAATCATTTCGTGCCCGAAGTACAAGAGTTCAAAGTGATTTCCACTAAACATAAATACGCAGGAACGTTAGATGCGATAGGCACATTGAATGGAGAGATGGAGTTGGTGTTGCTCGATTGGAAATCTAGCTCAGGTATCTATCCCGAGATGGGATATCAACTTGCTGCTTATATGGCGGCATACGCAGAGCAGCAGGGTACTAAGATCACGAAAGGATGGATTATCCAAGTAGACAAGAAACCACCGTATACCCTTCATACACGATTGTGGGAAGACTTGGATGCAAAGTTTGAATGCTTCTTAGGGTTGTTGAAGGTTTATCAGGATCTTCACCCAGCAAAGCCGCCAAAGGTCAAGAAGGAAAAGAAAGTTAAGGTATGAACACACCGTACTCAGGGGTGATGGTTGATTTGGAAGCAATGTCAACCGATTCTGATGCAGCTATTATCTCAATCGGAGCTGTGAAGTTCTGGATCAATGTCAAACAGGAAACATTCACAGAGGATCAACTATTCTATACAGCCGTTAGTCTCAAGAGCAGCCAAGAAGCAGGACTTCATATAAAAGCCGATACTGTGCTATGGTGGATGAAACAAGGGCCTGAAGCACGTAACGCCTTTAAGAATCCTGTATCTCTCGTTAGTGCCTTGAATGCATTCAGTAGGTTTGTGCCGAAGGATGCTTTTCTCTTCGGAAATGGCGCAAACTACGACAATGTTGTTTTGAGGAATGCGTATAAAGCTGTGAATGTTGCGTATCCTATATCGTACAAACGAGATGTCTGCTATCGTACTATGTGCAAACTTGACGATGATCCTCCCCCGGCGTTTAAGGGAACGAAGCACAATGCACTTGATGACGCGTTTTGCCAAACTAGACACCTTATGTGTATCCTTGAAAAAGTGCCATGGGTACGCTTTTAGCCCTTGACAAACTTGATTCTATATGTTATACTCTAGAGGAACACATGGAACTGCTCGAAAATCAAGTACGCGCCTTATACCGTCTTCTAGGGCATGGAGATAATCCGAATGGGTATTCTGACTGTCGTTGTATTATTCCTGATGGTAGCGATATTCTTGTTACAGACGCTAATCAATCGAAGATGGTTAATAGATCTATCATTAAAGGTGAATCATCTGTCATTGAATGGGCACGACGCTATAATGGACAAGGGAATTGCTATATTGGACGGAGCGCCAGGGCGTCCGATGGTGCTTTGCTTGAATTTAGAACGATCACAGCAGATATTGACCCAAATAGAGAGCACGGTACAGCAGCGACGTTGGAACTCTCTGCCACCGCTATACATGGAGCTAGGGCAGTATTGCAGCATTTTAGAGGGGGATACGTTGCCTCTAGCGGTAATGGTGCCCTTATTATTTATAGATTGCAGAATCCTGTTACAGCAGACTTTAAGGCCTTTGAAGCAAAGTATAAGCTATTTGAAGACGAAATGCGTAAGGTGCTTCCATCGGGGGTTACATTAGATGCAACGTTTGACACTGCACGGTTGGTTAAGTTATTGGGAACGGTCAGTACCAAAGGTAATAGAGCTAATTGGCGACACTCCCGATTCCTTGACTTTCCTATACTTCCATATAAACGAAACGATATTTTGGAAGGAGTGGAATCATGTAGTGCAGTGGTTAAAAATCTCTCACTATCGAACTTCACCAATACGGTTTACAAGTCTCGTAGTGAATCCGACTTCGCCTTGGCAGTTCACTATAAAAAAGCAGGTCTTGGGAAAGAAGATACCCTTAAGGCTCTTAAAACTCATGCGCTGGGACGTAATGACAGAACAGATGACCATGAACGCATCTGTGCCAAAGTCTTTGATAAAGGAATATCAGAACCTATTGAACAAGGCTTGCAATATTCGCAACCAGGAGATAACCTTGATGCCCATAGAGAAAGACTCTTTAACCGTAAAAGCCAAGACAAACCAGAACTCAGTATCGGAGTCGAACTTATCGACCGTCTCACCTGGGGCCTTAGACGCGGAGAGGTCTTCACAATCGCCGCTCGCCCTTCAATTGGAAAAACTTCAATTGCTGTCGCAGTTGCTGCAAGAATGGCGAGAGAGGGCAAGCGAGTGCTATTCTTCACTTCCGAAATGTCTACTGACACAACCTACGATAGACTCCTTCAAGTTTTATCAGGCGTTCCAGGAGATAAATTTAATACTGGGGACTTTACTGACGAAGAACGATCTATGCTTGATGAAGCTTACGAGGAACTTAAACGGTTTGGAGAACTGCTTACAATCTGTGATAGCACTTCTCCAGATATCCAACAAGTCACAAGAATTGCTAACAAAGTTGCCCCCGACCTTGTAATCTATGACCACATTCAACACATCGGTGGTGCGAGTGACAGCGCAAGAGATAATGTATCAAAGTTCATGCGGGGTCTCAAAGATATCGCTCGTTCTCTTGGCTGTGCTGTACTGGCTCTTAGTCAAATTAGACGCTTGTATCGGGACATCAAAACAGGAAAAGAAATGCGGCCTTCTCTAAGTGATCTCAAGGAGAGTGGTACAATTGAGGAAGAGAGTGGAGCGGTGCTGCTCCTTAGCATCTTGTCGGATGAGCCCGAAAATCCTATACGATGCTTATATTCTGAACTTGCGAAGAATAGATACGGGCCTTTGGCAATTATAGGGATAGAAATGAATAAGCTTACAGCGTCGTTCAAGAATATGGAAGGAGAACCAGTAGCGTGACAATCATTTGCCCTCTGTGCGAACGGCCTATTGTTGATGGGGATCACATTAGGTTTACAGCTAAAGCTGTATTTCACAAAGCGCCTATTCCAGATACCCATGCCGTTGATGTATATGAAGAATTAAATATTGAGCATCTATTTTGTGGACAGGAGCAGGTATAATGGCTAAGCGCGTGTCAATCTACTCCGCCGTTAAAATGACCGGGCGGTATCAGGACGAAATGAGATACGAAGCAGAGATGCTTAATCGTGTTCTTACTAATCACGGATTTGCATTACTCAGCCCTGTTTTAGAAGAAAACATACCGTTTGTACACGAGCTTTTGTCTAATGTTCCAGCGGAACTCTTAGAAAGTCATTGGAAGAGGGATAAGCAATTAATACGAGAGGCGGATATTCTTCTCGACTACTGCACACAGAATGCAAGCGATGGAGCCAATAAAGAATTGGCTTACGCCAGGTATTGCTTGTGGAAGCCGTGCGTGCGTGTCTGGAAGGGTCCAGGTGCCCTCATCAGCCGCATGGAGGATGATATTGTCGCCCCGAGTCTGACCGATGCAATGTACTATATCCAAGAGAATTGGAGTGACTACCAGAAATTAGGGGTATGGCGTAATGCCATGTGGGCCAGATCGTTCCCTAAATGGATGAACTATCAAGCGGAAATGAGTAGACGGTATGGGATTAACAATCTAGTCAGTACAAAGGAGGTAATCTAACGATGCCGTTCATTAAGCAAAATCGTAGAGAACTAGCTGGAAAGGGTCAACTACCAGATACACAAGTGGGAGATATTTGCTACATGATGTATAAGCCTATGGTGGATGAATGGAAGAAGAATCCATGCTGGACCACGGCTCATCATATTAAGAAATCAATGCTTCACGGGCTACATCTGACACACGTTGGTGGGTTGGCTTGTGATGATTGTACAGCGCGTCACCTCGCATGGGATGTCTTCCTGTATAAGTATGTCCTACCTTATGAAAATCAAAAGGAGCTTGAAAATGGCACCATTTGATGCAGATGAAGTGTTTAGAGTCATAGATGACAGTATATGTGTATTAACCACTGTCGATCCGTATAAAGCTCTAAAAAAGTTAAAAGAATTAATTGAAAAGCACGATGTAACGGCTTGCTGGGTGGATTTTGAGCAACTCAAATGATTTCGTATGACTTTGATAAATTGACACATTTTGAGAAAGCAGTGATAGTATTGTTAGAAGCAATGGCTAAAAGTTTGAAGCGAATTGAGGATATTGATGCTCAATAAATACCGATTGAAGGACGGCAGTATTTACTGGCATAAATTATACTTCGCATGGATACCAAGCATCTTCACAAAATACAGCCCTCCGCTTGGTAACTATAATTATGCATACTATCTCATCCGGCCTGATAAGTATGCAGTGGGTTTATATGACCGAGTGAAATGGTTCATCCAGCGAGGACGAAGAGGATACAGTGACCAAGATGTGTGGGGATGGTGTGATCATCATTCAGAAATGATGGTGGGGGTGCTACAATATCTGCGTAAGCACACACATGGATATCCACCCGGACTTACACCCGGTAAGTGGGATAAGAAATTAAAGGTCATGGAACAGGGATTCCAGACGGTTATAGACGCAGGGAATGACTACACTTTGTACAAAACTCTTTCACCTAAAGAGTACAGGAAGCTCATATTCAGCCGTCGGCGCAAATTGATGCTTGGGCTTAAATACTTTCGTAAACATTATTTTTCTTTATGGGATTAGGAGATTAAAATGTCACATGGAACTACAGTCACTGTTAAACAAGCCAACTTTCAGAAGTTTGCAGAACTAATTAGCAATCAATTCAATCACGGAGGGGATAAGTATCAATTACCTGGTTTTGATGACCGCGAGGCAACAGATATCATTTCTTCAGTATTCGGAGGAGAGACAGAATTTGACTGGATTCTTGGTACTATGATGAAATATCTATTTCGCTTTAAGAACTTTCAGCGCGAAAAAGACTTATTGAAGGTGGCAACATATTGTTATATTCTTTGGCTAAAACAAGGTAATCATCTAAAAGACTCACATGATGAAGATACAAAAAGAGGCTAAATGGACGCGTTGATAGAAAAACCTGAATCACCAACATTTGGCCCTGCTCAGTTCGGGGTGGAACTATGTATTAACCCTTCGGAGGTGCCTTATGGTACAACAGCCGTCATTGATGTTGAAACTGATGAAAAGGACAATTTTGTTGGTATTGGGGTTATGTGTAACCCCACTAGTGTTAGCTATTATTCTGTTCTTACTCCCGGCCTTATTGCTTATCTTAGTAGTGTCAATCTTGTTGGTCATCATATTAAGTCTGATGCACATTGGCTTAAATCTTGGGGAGTAGATATTAAGCCAATAAAATTAGTACAGGACACAATGCTTAAGTCCTATGTGCGTAACAGCACGAAAGAAAGTCATGGATTGAAGGACTTAGCTAAAGAGTATTTGGGCATGGAATGGCCTACTTATCAAGAGATGGTGGGGACAGGCAAAAACAAGGTGACATTGGACAAGCAGGAGATAGGCCGGGTAGCTGCTTATTGTGGGATGGACTGTGTAGTCACATATCGCCTTAATGAGTGGATGGACCGCTTTATGACTCCTGCACAGAAAGGCTATTACAATCAGATTGAACTTCCCACTATGCAACTCCTGTTTGCTATGGAAGAGAAGGGCGTTACCGTGGATGTGCCCTATTTACAGGCTTTAAAGGCTGACTTTGAGCAACAGGCTGCTTTGCTCCTTAAGAACCTTAAATGGACTATGGAATGCCGTAACTATGTGCCTCCACACCGTAAGAACTGCCCAAAGAAGGCCCATTTACACGAGTTTAATCCTGGTAGCCCTAAACAGATTCTCGCTGCGCTCATTTCCTTCGGATTCGCTCTAGAGGGCACAGCTAAAGAGGACTTAGAGGCTTACAGGGGCGATGAATTCATCAATATGCTCTTGGAATACCGTAAGGTCAACAAAGTAGTCAATACTTTCCTCGAAGCATGGCTTGCGTTGCCTACGCTCCCTAAAATACATACTACCTTTAGCCAAGTATCATTAGATGAGGGCTCAGGGGAATGGAAGGGCATACGGACAGGTCGTTTGTCCTCTAAAGAACCTAATTTACAGCAAATTAGTAAGGCTGGGGATGCTGAAGAAGAAACAACTGGCAAAGCGCTTCGTTCAGCCTTCATTCCTAGTCCGGGCAAAGAATTAATCGTGTTTGACTTCGATCAATTCCAATACCGTATTCTGGCGCATTACACGAAAGAGCCTGTGCTTCTAAATGCGTTTCGTAATGGGAAGGATGTCCATGAAGCGACCGGAAAAGTTATCTTTGGGAAAGATACTGTTACAAAAGCAGAACGCGGGATTGCTAAAAATCTTAACTTTGCTGTTGTATTTGGGGCTCAGGCCGATAAAGTCGCACAGATGGCTAAGTGCTCAGTTGAAGAAGCTGAGAAATTCCTAGCCCTCTACTGGAAACGTCTCCCAGGTGTAACCCAGTGGATAAGTCGTACCAAGGCACTTGCACATATCCACAAGAGTGTTAAAACGATATTTGGTCGTATCGTTCCCTTACCTAATATTGACAGCAGGAACCGATTTGAGGTGATGCATGTTGAGAGGCAAGCAGTTAACTACATCATTCAAGGCGGCGAAGCGGATATTATGAAATTAGGGATGATTCAAGTTGCTAAGGCCGGATATACACCCATTCTCCAAGTTCACGATGAGCTACATTTTGAAGTACTCTGTAAAGAAGGTGATGTATATGATCAATTTCGTTTGGGACATGTTATGTCAGAAATTAAAATAATTCTAGAAAACGTCATTAAACTGGATGTTCCATTAATTGTGTCAGGGGGTCATGGAAAGTCATGGTTTCTTGCAAAATGAGAAAGCCACTTCCTAAACACTGGTATTTCATCTCTTATGGCGAGTGTCCGGTTTGTGGACACGATGATACCTATAGAGAACGTCGTTTAGGTGAAAAACCGGTTGATCCGAAAGAATGGCAGGAATGGCGTGAAGCATATGACGGATGTCTTCTATGATCAACGACGAACTAGCTGGATTCATATTAACACCTGAAACCGGAGGAGAATACTTTCGTCGTGTCATGGAAGCCGAGAAGAAAATGGGTCCTTTAAGTCAAGACGAACGTCTCACTATTCTGAAATCTCTTGGTAAATCTATTACATTAGGAGAACTGTTGGATATGATGGCAGGGAAGAGAGTATTGATAGTTAAGGATCAGGATGAAAAAGACTAAGGTCAAGAAAGAGTGGAGTCCTCATCCATACTTAGTAGCGGCTTTTCGCAAAGTCTGGTATTGGTCCCCAGAGCGACGACATGCATTAAGCTGTGCAAAGATAGGAAAAGATCAGTGGCAGTGTCGCACATGTCATAATGTTGTGGTTAAAGAAAAATACGTGACTAAGAAAGGCCGAAGCCGTACCAGAATGACAGGTAGTGTAGACCACATTGTCCCTATTGGTAAACAACCCCGTAGTTGGAGCGAGTACAATGAGTATTTAGCTAAAACGTTCTGTTCAGCAGACAACCTTCAGGTACTATGCAAATCTTGTCATTCCGCAAAGAGTAAGTCTGAGGGTAAAGAGAGGACTAAATGAAAAATGGGCTCGGTGGGCTAAAGAAAAAGTGGCAAAAACAGACTTTATCTGATATAAAGAGACTGAAGCTTCCTGAGCCTGATCACGAATATGGATTTTCAACAGGTCTCTTAGAAAGACACTTGTCTCCTACTGAATTGGAGAGATTCTTTGATTGGATGACAGGGCAAACTTGTGCAGTAGATGATAAACTAGGAGTGATTAATTATACTTGGGACGTTTTGCGTGGTCTGGATTACATCAGGCATGGTACTAAGACCTACTGGGACTAACGGAGCTTTATGACCAATCAATTGAAGGTCCTCTGCATTGATATTGAGTCGATGCCTCTTGAGGTTTATAGTTGGAGTTTAGGGGATGTCCATATTCCATTAGACTTCCTTAAACGGGATTGGACAGTATGTGCTTGGGCAGCTCATTGGGTAGGTGAACCAGCAGAAGCTATAATGTACATGGACAATCGTGGAAGACGTGACATATATAATGACAAAGGGCTCATAAAGGGCTTAGTGGAATTGATGAATCAAGCTGACATCATCATTGGACAGAATGTTAAATCCTTCGATATTCGTAAACTAGCAGCAAGGGCTGTATTTCATGGTTTACCTCCATTTAGGCCTGTCAATATTACGGATATCCTCACGGAAGAACGCCGAGTATTCGCCTTTACGTCTCACAAGCTGGCGTATAAGACGGAATTGATTAATGAACGATATAAGAAGCTCAAGCACGATAAATATCCTGGCTTTGATCTTTGGAAAGCTTGTATGGCTGATAAACTCGATGCTTGGAAAGAAATGGAAACGTATTGCAAGTATGACGTGCTCTCAACAGAGGAGCATTACCTCAAGGTGCAAGGATGGATCAGAACACATGCATTGGGTCCTGCTGATGGGATCATTCGCTGTAAGTGTGGAAGCACAAATCTTGAATCAAGAGGGTTTGCACACACTGACGCAGGGAAATGGCGTATCTATCATTGCCGGGATTGTAAAAAATGGCCAAGAAGTCCCATTAATCTATTGACATCTACCCAGAAACGTGGTATACTTAGGGAGAGTAATTGATATGCACCTTAAATCTTACCCTTCCATATTCAACATGGGCCATAAGGCCGTTGCTGATCTATTAGTAGGACCTGTATACGTCCAAGAAAAAATCGACGGCAGTCAATTTTCATGGGGATTAGATGAAGAAGGAAATGTAATCACCCGTTCAAAAGGTGCTGAGATATTCTTAGAAACAGTTGATAAACTGTTCAAAGGAGCTGTGGAATACGTCCATTCGGTCAAAGCATTGCTAGTGCCAGGTTGGACTTACAGGGGCGAAGTGCTGTGTCGTCCTCGTCATAACACATTAGTATACGACCGCGTACCACGACACAATGTCGTGATATTTGACGTGAATACCAGTGAAGAAACATATTTAACTTATGAGAGTATGACGGAGTATGCCGCAGGATTGGATCTAGAGGTAGTACCGTTACTATACACAGGGATGGTAGAATCAGCTGATCAATTAAAGGCGTTCCTTGAAACACAGAGTTTCTTAGGTGGCCAAAAAGTGGAAGGTGTGGTGGTAAAACCGGTCGGGTATCACCTTTTTGGTGTTGATAAAAAAGCTTTGATGGGAAAGTATGTTTCTGAAGCCTTCAAAGAGATACATGGTGGCGAATGGCGCAAAGCGAATCCCTCTAACAATGAGATAGTCGAGAAAGTGGCGCTAGTGTACAAAACCCCTGCCAGGTGGCAGAAGAGTGTTCAGCATCTTAAAGAAGCAGGGCAGCTTGAGGATTCCCCTAGGGACATCGGGAAGATATTGAAAGAAATCAGTACTGATGTGTTAAAAGAATGTGAGCAAGAGATTAAAGAAGAACTGTTTAGGGCTGCTTGGCCTAAGATATCGCGTATCATCATAGCTGGGTTTCCCGAGTTTTATAAGTCAGAGCTTTTGAATAAACAGTTTGTTACGGAGGAAAAGAAATGAAAGTACTCATGACGGATTTTGACGGCGTGTTAAATAGTGAAGCCAGTTTCCATATGGAAATACGTCGAAAGACGCTACATGTTTCTAATACTCTGTCAGTAGTGGCCTGTTCCAATCTTCAGTACATTCTTGATCAAGATCCAGAGATAAAGATAGTCATATCTTCCACATGGCGTAAGATACACACGATGCAGGAACTGAAGAACATTCTTAATTCTTACGGAGTGAATCCGGCTAGAGTGATTGATAAGACTCCCTCCGTCTTTAGCGGAAATCGAGCCCATGAGATTAACTTATGGCTGGAAGAACATCCTGGGGATCATGTAGTGGTAATTTTAGATGATGACAACGATGTGCTTGGTGTAACAGATAAACGTTGTCATGTGTTCCAGACCACTTGGGAAGATGGATTGCTCTTTAAACAAGCTAAAATGATAAGTAAACTATTCCGTGAAGCATCAGAACCCCTTCCAGGGTGGACCGCAGACGGTGTGACGTATACTTCAAAGCAACCAGGAGTTTAAAATGAAACGATTCCTATTCGGCGTTATCTTTGGTATTATAATCTTGTCACCTACATACCTGTATGTTTATAGCAAAGGTATGGTGGATGGGGTAGCGCATTACAGGCGCAGTGATAATTTCAAGTTGACCTTATTCAGTATGTTTGTGGCAGGTGTGCATGAAGCGTGTAGGCATCTGTATGAGTGCGGGGGGACTAGATGAAAAGAGAAGCGATACTCATAGGCGGTGTTTTGGCCTTTCTAGTGGCTGGATTTCAGTCATGTTTTGGCGTATCCCCCGAAAGGATATACAAAGAGGCTAACTCGAAGGTGGTAATGATACATACGATTACGGCTACTGGCGGCGGAGAATGTAGTGGAGAGTTTATATCCAAAAATGGAAACGTTTTAACGTGCGCCCATTGTTTCGAGCACACGCCGAAGAAGATCTTTGTGAAGGATGCAGAAGGGATGGTATCAATCGGGAAAATAATAAAGATAGACCAGCGGTCAGACTTAGCTCTTTTGGATACACGTTTCGAGCGTAGACCCTACTTTAAGTTAGGGAGGGGGGTTAAAGTGGGGCAACAAGTATTCGCGCTAGGTTCCCCGTTAGGAATTCAAAACACAATGTCTGTAGGATGGGTTGAAAATACGCGTACGGAGTCTAGGCGGATTATTCTACATAGTGCCTTTATTAATCCAGGCAATAGCGGGGGTCCGCTAGTAGACACACACGGTAGGCTAGTAGGGGTTAATGAGGCTATCATTATGGAGAATATACTACAGGCCGCACAAGCTCTGTATATAGCTATTGATGGCTCTGAGGTAAAGGAGTTCCTACGTTGAAGTACGAATATGTATTAGGACTATTGTTCTTTATGTGGGTGGGGGTTGTGTTAGGGTTACTATTGTGGATGAGTTAAATGCGCGTATACAAGCTTGATGAGAATCTGCAATGTAAGTGTGGACACAAATGGATAGATCATCACCATGGCGTCGTCCAAAATCCTGAGTATTCTGACTATCCTCTTAATATCAACGGATGTATTGGTGAGGAATGTGAATATAATCAGTTTGAGGGATACTTTGCACCTCGACACAAGGAAAAGACAATGTGCTTATGTAATAATTTCAGACCTCGATCCTTAAATGTCCAAAAGCTTGTAAATAAGTGGCGAACGGAGCATAAAAATGGATGACATCCTGGGAGGTACACCTGATACACCAGATTTAGGAGCTAATCCACTAAATCTTATACAGCCAGTGGAAAACCTTGTCCAGCCTGTCGTGAATGCTGTAGAGAATACAGCCGCTGCACGTATCGGTGAGATACAGATGATTCCAATAACAGGCTCATCGGATATTGCGGCCTACGGCTATGATCCTGTTGAGTTTAAATTACAAGTACAGTTTACCAACAATAGAATTTATGTATACTCGAATGTTTCTCCGTCCGATTTTGCGGCGTTAAGCCAATCCGTAAGTAAGGGGAAGGCTATCTGGGATTTGAGACGAAATCCTGTCACATACCCCTTCGTGAGGCTGCAATGAATTACATTTGCTATATGCATAGTCTGTTTTCGTGTCGATGGTGCTACTGGGGTGAAAAATGACTAATAAAGAGAAAGCTATTCGACGTTTTGCTAAGGCAATGAGAGATGCTAATGTTGTATTTATGGTTGAAACAGGAAAATTTACACCTAATATGAACACATTCTGGTCTCTCTATATTGAAGCGTGTAGGGAAGAGGATAAAAATTATGTCTGATCCTAACGATATTATCAGCTCGCTTGAAGCCACAGAGAGTGATGTTCTTTCGATGAAGAAAGATCATTATGCTATGGGAGGGGGAACCAGGTCCCCAGCTCCTGTTGCACGTCCTCAAGCTGGTTTAAATGATGAGCTAGTGCAGATGCTGAAAATGGGCAAGAAATACAATCAATTCCAAGGGCTAGATCGGTGTATTCGTGTTCTTGATCCTGGCACTCCCAATCAACGGCACTGCTTTGCTATGATGGTGAAGGATATGACACGTAATATGGTCATCTGTTCTAGCTGTGATCGTATCCGTGACGTGAATGCCAATCCAAAGGTCATTAACAGCTCTATGATACGATTAAGCCCTAAAGAGCTAGAAGAATTTCACATGAGTAAAGATCCGTTAGAGGATGCAAAACCAGTAAAAGTGAAACCCACCAAAAATCTCGCCAAAGCGGCGGAATTGAAGCCTAGGAGGCCTAAAGTGGCAGTACCTAATAAAGTAACAATAGAAGTGACAATGAAGGAACTCGAGAGTAATCCTGCTATTATTGATGTCCTTCTACAAAAGACGCTGGATGCTATTTTCGAACTTCCAGTCAAAAATTTCAGAGAAGCCGAAGAGATACGAAAAGTTAAAGAGAGAGTGGAAAGCTATCTGACAGGGGAGAAATAATATGAGTTATGCTGACACAATTGGTCAGTCTTTTGGCTTCTTAACAATTAAGTCTGTATTATTTAAAGATCAATATCACAATCCATATGGTCTTTGTGAATGTGTCTGTGGAACCCGTAAGATTATAGCACTAAATGGCGTAGTAAGCGGTATTGTCAAATCATGTGGTTGTTGGTTACGTGAATCAACTGGGAAAAGAACAAAGATATTACATACAACTCACGGTCATAGTAGTCCACCGAGTTCAACGTATCGTTCTTGGATTAGTATGTGGGCACGAACTACTAATCCCCACCGCAACAGCTATAAAAATTATGGTGGACGAGGTATCACAGTATGTGATCGGTGGAAGCAGTTTGAAAACTTTTTACAGGATCTGGGATTACGACCAACAGGAACATCATTAGATCGTATTAATAATAGTGGTAATTATACACCAAAAAATTGTCAATGGGCTACGAGGAAAGAACAAGCAAATAATCGGAGGAAATGTTATGCGTGAAGAATACTATATTAAAAATATGGAGAACTTTCATAATCGAATTAGCAATGTAGAGGATAAGCTAGGAGGAATTTACAGAGTGCTAGAGCAGATCATTGGCAAGGAATTGCTCCGGGGTCAAGCGCTGCACAAAGTGCTCATGGATAAAGCTGTCTTTACGGATCAGGAATTGAAGGTGGCATTGGACGCTCTGATTGCCGAAAGTAAAGCTGATCTAAAAGCTATGGAAGAGAAAGCACAAGCCGAGAAAGCTAAGATTGAGTTACTCGTGCCAGCGAATGCGAACTTAACTCCGCCTGTAGACAACATTGCACCTGACGCGCCAGTAGTCCATCCAGATACCCTCGCTAAGTTACAGGAGTAAAACTATGAGCTGTCCAGTATGTAATATGAAACTTACGAGGGACGTATACGGCCTGATTGACGAAGCCTGTGGGCCTTGCTCTCGTCAGATTAGGCAGATGCAAGCAGGATTCAATGGCGTAACACCTGAGCCCCAAAAGATTAAAGAGACTTGGGATAATACGAGTGCCTTTGAAGAATGGAAAGCACAATTGCTTCCGAGTGACAGTGATAGTGTTTCTCTCCGTAAAAAAGATGCATATACAGTAATGGCATGTGATGTTCGGGATATGAAACTGACAGTGGGGCTTCCAACGTGGCTTCCGTTAGAAGAACAGGTTTACACAGGCTGGATATGTGAAGTGGCAAAAGATGAACGACTTCAAGAACTATTAGGACTTACATATAGCCAGCTCCTTGCAGTAAAAGCTGTTGTAAAGAAACGGCTTCAGAAACAGATGAATCTATACCGACATATCAAGGATCTTGCGGATGGAGGTAAGAAAAATGGAAGGGTTTAGCCTCAACGTTAACGGAATTGGAGGGAATGACCCTACTCCCCCTAAGAAAGAAGTATCTGTCGTGTGGGAATGCCAAGATAGTATCAATCCTGACTACAAATTGGTTGTCCTTCGGACTGAGCCTTACAAAGGCTTACTAACCGTATCTTGTAAAGACAAAGTATTCTATACTCATCCTGTGCCTATCAGTTTCGATGCCAAATACGGTATAGATATGGGGGACTATGAGTCATGGGGCCATTTAGCCTGTGAAGTGACCCAAGCACATGAACGGCTTCAAGAGGGAGAGTAAATGAGTTTACGCCAACACGTAGTACACTACTGGCCACATTATAGCCTCAGTACTATTATTATTGGCCTATTAAGTAGAATTGATTGGTTATGGGAAAAGACAGAATGGCTACGTGCTATGGTGGGGTGGGTAGAGAAGAAAAAGAAGAAACGGAGAAAGAAATGATAACACATATTGAAAAACGTAAACTAGCTCTAGCAACATTAGAATTTGAACGGTCATTACCTATTCAAGATTGGTGGGCTGCACGCCTGGATCAGAAGATTGAAGACTTGAAACTTGCAATCATAGAACTTGAAAGGAGACAAAAATGACTATGTTCTATACACACGCGTTTTACTACATGCTAGGATTTTTCGTCGGAATCATCTGTACTCTCATACTAATTCATTACACCTCTCCATACTAAAATGGCTACGCTTGAACAGCCAGAAGTGCCGATGATTGTATGTAAATGGTGCCGCGCTGCCATTCATACAAAGTGTGAAGGCAGGAAACTCCATGGCTTCTGTCAATGCCAGTGTGACAGAGGCTATTAGGAGGGAATATCATTAATTACAAGAGTGACACTCTCGTCCGCATCAATGGCCGCTTGAAGTTTTGGGAACCAGGCATTGAACGCATCATGGGACCCGGAGATGTAATCATCGTTCTCGATTTTATTCCCCAAAAGGATACACCCATCAGTGTCAGCGTCGGTATTGCCAGAGTGGATACGAATGCCAGTAAAACCAGGTACGTCAAGTATGTGGGGCATGTCGCGCTTGAATCTGACTGAAGCATCAATTATAACATTGTACGTACCAGCTGGAATAGCTGTATTATTCTGAACCTTCACCCCGTCAGGCCGTCGTACATCCTCTAAAGTAAAACACTCCATAGCGCCGTTTGTAAAAAACCTACCTAACATACTCTTATCCGTTCCTTTAAACCGATTAAGCATCAATTCCATAAATCTCTCCTTACATTTAGGCTATCCGGTAATCCCGGATAACTCACTTTACTCATACAAAAAGAAAAGGCCGTGAGCACGAGGCTCACGGCCCGGACGTTTCAGAGGAGGAGGTCTGAAGGTCCTAATGCGTCCGTATACGAACGCTATAAACCTGGCCAATATTTCTTGTTCTCCGGCCACGGATATTTGTTCATCTCTTGTTCAGGTGAGAGTACTTTCCCTAGATACTCTTCTAAGTCATAATTGTGGCCACAATGAGCACAGAACGTTATCAACCAATGCTTTCTAGTTATATTGTCCTTCTCAATACGTTCTGATACCTTTGCAAAGCGGCTGCATCCTGGACATTGTTTCATAAGCTACACCACTCATTATCGTGCCGCCTATGCGCCAATAACAGCAGCAAGAATAGCAGCTAAAAACCCCATTTGCCACCGTTGATAGGAAAGAAGAGATTCAACTTTCGTTTCCACAATAGAAACGCGGTTAATCAATGCTGCCATGATAGAATTTGGCATGTTATATTCTCCCAATCCCTCATTTAATATGAGGTAATATGAAACTTATCGTAGCTACAATAGCCATAATTCCACCAATAATCCAACCCCAGGTATCTTTACTCCCTCCACTTTTCCCTTGAGTCTCATATTGGCTCTTTTCCAAAGCAGATAATCGGTCATTAATGCCTGTACTAACAGCAGAGAGCTGTTGAGCAACAGTTGCAGCGGTAGCTGCCACGAGAGTACGCAACGTTTCTGCGCTGGAACTAACTTGTGAGGCTAACACGGCAGCAGAAGCCACTGCTCGATCATTAGCAACGGCAACAGCCGAGATATCTACCGCTCTAATAGAGTCCAGACGACTAGATTCGGCTTTAGATAGCTGGATGGCATAATCGGCCCGTAGCTTCATCTGCTCATCAATACGGATGGCAAGCGCAGTGATCTTTTCATCCAAACGTTTCACCGATTCTTCAACACAGGGTATATTGTCCATTTGTCTCCTTAGGGTAGAAATACATCAGGACGTAGATAGGGTGCTAAAGTCGAGAAGGGCGTTCCACTTTGTTCTGTTGCAGCTCTTCCCCATCCCGCCCTTAAATCAGGTGCGAAAAAATTAGCAGGATCTTGTGATTTTGGAATATCCTTTGGTAAAAGCCCTTTTGCTTGTAAAACCACTTTAGGTACAGAACCAGGATCTGCGTCTCCAAATTCAGCTAATAGTTTCTCTGCCGGACCCCGTACCCCGTAAATAGGTTCTTCTGCACCATTTACACCCTTCATAATCCCTTTAATGTACACAACAATGTCTTGTAAGCCATTGCCTATAGCCTTGGCTCCGGCTGCTCCTTCAGACATACCACCAAGAGAGGCTTCTCCTGCGTTTCCAAGGCCTTTTAGGACGCCAGCGGCTCCTGTAGCCAAAGAGGGTAAAGACGTGACTAAATTCGCTGTACCCATCCCAGACGCCAGGCCATTCACAATAGCGTTAACGTTCCCAGGATCGGTATTCCCGTAAACTCCTGGTTCTATCTGTTCAGCGTTATTCATGTTATTGTGTCAATCCTTGATAGGTTTGAGCAGCGGCATTACCAAGGGCGGGGGCAGATTGAACGCCTCCTTGTATGGCTGGCCCTATTTTAGGGGCTCCCCATAAGCCTATTTTACCTAAAAGAGTCTTTTGGAGAGCATTTCTGGCTACGGCATTACGAATTTGGTCTAGAATACCAGGCGGAATGCCT